GTTGTAGAACTCGCCAGAAATGAAATTGTTAAGCTTTTCCGCGAGTTTACGTTGTTTGTAGTCGCCATTCTCGGTAAGGAAGTCAGGCTGAGGACGGGATTGCGAGATGCGAGATACCAGGGTGTCGGTTACCGATTGCACTAGGTTGAACGTGGGGCGTTCTGTGGGCATGCCAGAGGTTTGGTCAATCTTAGAGTTATTCTGGCCAATGAAGTTATATAGGCTGTGGTTGCCATAGAGACGAGCATATATGGCCGCCATACGGTAGCGCTCAGCTTGGCCTTCTTTGAGATAGGCGGCATAGGTGAGCATCTCAGCGGCAGCTTTGTCGCTGTTCTTCTCCGGCCACCAGGGGTTGAGAGTTGACTCTTCATCAACAGCTTTCGTTTTGAAGGTTACGGACCTGCGCTTGGCGCTTGTATCCTTGGGCGTTACCTTCATTGACTGCCCCCAGCGCTATAGAAGAGCATGTCTTCTGCGGAAAGCTCATCGGTCTTAATGATATCTGGCACTGTGGCGGGGTCCATTTCCCAAGGCTTGGGGATTGCACCGGGATCCAGGCTAATCTGCACGTCTTTGGTCTTGCGTACGTATTGATTAGGTACAGGGCCTAATTGCAGCTCTATGCCTTCAAATTTCAGAGATGCCACCCCGGTCTTGCGACACAGGGCTATTAGTTTCGTTAACTCTTTAAGAGTCATAACTACCTTGAAATAGGAGACTTTTTGGACATCTTGCGGCGGATAGCTGCGATCATTGGCTTTTCGTGTTCGTCTTCGTCATGGAGCTCTCGGCCGTCTTCGTCGTCTGTCGTGCTGTGGTAAGAGCTCATGCCTTCATCGTAGTTTTCTTTAAGCGCAGCGTCTTCGTTCTGCTCATAAAAACCATTAGGCTGTTCCATTGAGTTTTCGTCGAGGTCAACTTCGCCACCGTCCGCGAACCTATGGCGCTTGGCCATAATGGCGCTGGCGATAGAGGCGTGGTGCTCCTCTTCTTCCTCAGGCATAGCCGAAACTTCGCCACCGCGAGCCTTAAAGATGATGGCACCATATCCTTTATCGGGGCGGTCTTCGTAAGCACCGTCAACGTCACCACCGTGGGCGTACTTGGTGGTGACGGTTAAAGGTTTACTTGCGCCTTCGCCATAATGCGGGTCATCGCCTTCATCATACGCTTTAGACAATTTATCGTGATGAGCTTTATAACTAGGATCGTTTGCCATTCTTTCGGCATGTTTTTTTAATTTGGCTTTATTTTGTTTTCCAGGGGAGCCAGCAGTAGGGTCATTTGCCCAATCGTAATCAGGGTGGCTCTTGTCAGATAAGTCCCTAACTTTGCCGCCTTTAGCGAAGTGGTCGGCCATGTACTCTTCTTCGCCAGGTCCCATTTGATCGTCGTCTTCTTCGAGACCGGCTGGGTGCTCAACTTCGTCCTCTTCGGCCCGTTTCATTGAGACTTCTTCGTTGATCATTCCGCCTTCAGCCATCATCTTCATTGGATGAACTTTGGGGCCTTGGCGGTCAGGACGCAGCTCGTCGTCACGCTCATAGGGTTGCTCATCTGGGGAGGCCGGAGGATCTCTTTGAATAAAGTCGGCCTCTTCTCGTTCCATTGCGCGGCCCATAGCATCTATAGGACGCGCGCGGACTACGCTAGAGGCAGCCATTTTGGCGGCATGAATTGGCTGGAGCTTAGGACGAGGGCCCATGGAGGCGGCTCGTTCAGGAGCGCGGTCGGTCCAACTGTCGTGGCCCGGGGCTTTGTCGCCACTGTTCTGCATAAGGTCGCGAGAATCGTTATAGCGCTTATTAGGCATAGGACGGCTTTCGGTCTTAGCCGTAGCTAAACCACCTTCGGCCATCTTTTTGGGGTGCTTGCGCTTAATGCTATAAGCAATGGCCAAGGCTTGAGGCTGAGGCTTTCCCGCCTTCATTTCAGTCGCAACGTTCTTTGAAAAAGCTTTTTTGGACTTTCCAGGCAGTAACGGCATGATTATTATTCACCCTCAGATTCGTTAATATGTGGACCCTCGGTATGAGGTTCTGCGTCTAATACTTCAAACATGTCTTTAAGCGCTTCGGCAAGGGCTTTGGCGTCTTTAGTGCTCACAGCGCGTAGAATATCCTCTGCGATACCGTGGGTTTCGTCGTATTGCTCGGTCTCAGGAGCTTGTGCTGACTCGTCACTGTCCGGCTTGCGGTAGGTGGTCATAATGCCCGCTTGGGCTTTTGGTTTCATAAAGGGCAACAAAGTGAACCTCCGTTGGGCATCAGTATTGATTTTAGTCCCAAGTCCACTACTTTTTGCCTAAAATCCACTGGTTTGTGGGGTTTTCGTTGTATTTATCTGCGCTTTCCTGTAAATACCCGTCCATTTCACACTGCCACATCTTTTCGGACTGTTCCTTAGCCCACTCTCGGCTGCCATAGACGGGGCCTTTCTTGGGGGCTTCATAGGTATAGGCGTAGGTGAGCTTAAAGGCGTACAGAACAGCGTCGATAATGTCGCTATGTGGGTGTTTTTTAACAATAATTTTGTCTGGGCGGGTTTTGTCCCAGTCAATCTGTACCAGGTAGCTATCTTTAACAAATCGAGAGTCTTTTCGCGCCTTAAACTGACCTAACCGTAGGGCATCATTGAGCAATTCGACATTTGACTGCTTCTCTGTCTTCTCCGCTGCCTCGACGTGGATGAGATGGCGTCTACGCAGCTCTTCGCCTATCTTTTTGCCGAGAGCGCCTTCGTCCATAACGATCTTAGTGGCGTCGTACTTCTTTTGGAAAGCCTTTATGCAGTTGGTGAGGTCGGTGATGTCCTGCTTAGGTGCTACAAACTCTTCGACAAGATATACGACTTTAGAAACGTCAGACCATCCAAGGACGGCTATGGCGTCTGCGTCCTTGTAGCCGATATCGACGCCAATGATGTACTGCATCTTCTCTTGGGGCAGCTGGGTAAAGTCGTTCTGGACCTCGTTATAGCGCACCCATAGGCTGTTGACGTCTAACACCCATTGGTTACGCCACTCTCGTTTGAGCGTCGGATTGCTCTCGTCCCATTGGTTTTTTGTCTTGATTTCGTCAATGATTTTAGCAGGATCGGGCATGTGAGGGTTGTCGAGGATGGTCCAACCATGGCGGTTATAGCCATATTTGCCGTTCATGGTGGCTTCAAAGAAGTATCCAGCTGGGACGGGGCCGGGGGTGCCCGTCATGGCTATCCATGAGTCAGAGTAGTCAGCAATAGCGGGCATAAGGACATCATCTATGAGGGACTGTAAGTGGGGGCCCATATCCTGCGCTTCGTCAATACCGATACCTGGGTATTTGCGTCCTCGAAGGCGCTTAACGAAGTTTTTCTGGTCGGCACCATAGAGCACTAGGGAGGAGCCGTTGGGGTGGCGCATGGTGAGTTTCGACTCCAAGAAGTCGCAACCTAGTCGGTACTTGTCGTTAATCTCGATAAGGACGGGCCAAAGGATTTCGCGGGCAGATTCGCGAGTAAGTGCGAGGTAAAGGCACTGGGCCTTTGGGTGCTTCTCTAGAGTCTTAAAGAACTTGATGGCAAGACCTGTGGTTTTACCAGAACGACGGCCGCACTGAGCCGTTAGGAAACGGCTAGGATCTTCAATGAAGGCGTTCTGTTGCGGGAACTGCCCACTTAGCTCTACTTGGTTACCGGTGATCTTGGAGGATCTGCGGTTAAGCTCAGCTTGGATTTCCTTCTTGCTTATCGGTACTGACATCTGTGTGTATCGCCTTTAACTCGTCATCGGTTTTGTCTTTAAGGAGTTTTTCGCCCCTGTCAGACAGCTCAAATAGCAGTTTCACGGTGTCTCTTAAGTCGCGGGCTAAGGGCGCTTCCAACTTGCCCTTGGCCGATAGTATCAAAAGGTTAGTCATTTCGCGGTGTAACGCTACAAGGCCCTTATCAATTAGGCCAAGGATTGAGACCTCAGAGACAAGAATATCAGGTGCCTTTTGTGCTGGCGCCTGCATTACTGTCGTCGAGGGCTTAGAAACGTGCTTCATCAATGCACCGTAGCCTTGGGAGCGAGCGTTAAGATATCGTCCTTCTCAGGAAGAGGGCCGGGAGGGCAGCTAAAAGTGTAAACATTACCATCAGATGGGATGCGGTGTGTATCCACCGTCCTGCGGTAAGGGTCTACGCGAATAACTTTGAACTGCCCTTCTACAGCTTTCATTTTTTAACTGGGACTGCCACAGCGGCTTCGGGTTCAAAAATAATGCTGGAAACGTTACCGCTGGGGATGAAGCCCTCTACACCCTTGCAACGGAAGTAGACACCCTCGTTGTAGTATAAGAGTTCCATGACGCCAAGGGTTTTTCCGCTATTGGCGTCGATAGCTGGGCCGATTTGCCCAAGGCCCGGAGCATGGGCGACCGCATGCATACGGACTATTTTGACTTTGCGACCATTAAGCGTTTGCATCAGAAGCCTCCACAGGCGCTTCCGTAGGAGCGGCTTTCGAGTCCAAGTCTTTGCGCGAGAAGGCTTCTTGGTTCAAGGCCAAGATCTTCTTCTTCAGCTCCTCAGCCTGCGACTGAGAGGCAAAAATCTGGTACTCCAATTGCCCAAGGTCGAAAGCGGCTTTTTGGTATTCTTGTTGAATGGCTTCGAGGGGGCGCGGATCAGCTGGCTTGAGGCTCACTTTTTTTCCTTTGAAAGTCGATTTAGCAGACATGATATCTCCTATGATAGTTTAAATGGGTTGAAAATGGTTCCGGGAAGCTTAGGTAATAGTTGCAGGCCAAGTTTGGTTAGATGTGATACCGAGGCTGGGTGCGATGGCATAATGCGGCGAGCAATGCCTTTCTGTCGCCAGACACTTTTGACGTATACAAAGTGGGCGATTTGAGCGTCTTTGCTAAGCACGGAGTACCCCAAGATGACGTCTGGATCTTCTTTTTGACAGGCGATTACCACTTCTACTGTACCGCCTGTGAGCAATTTGTCAAGGGCAGGGCTATAGGCATCCATAAAGACAGCTTTGGGTATTTTGGAATACCAGCTGTCTCCGTAGTACAGCCCGCGAAGCCAAGTCGCCTTAATAAAGGCCATGTCCGTTTCTGGCAGGAAGCTGCGTACAGTGTATAAGGCGTCAATACTGCTATTGGACACCGGGGGCCTCTGGGTAGACATACTTAAGTCTCATTGCGCGCTCAAGCCTGTTGATTACCTTCCAAACGTATGTGCGGCTGATTTGGGCTACGGGGTTGGTTTGGTTGAGTAAAAACACAATTTTTCGCATACTTATGGCGTTTGTATGGTATTCCCAAATAATGCGTTCTCTAGCGTTCTCAAACTCATTCTCATTTAAAAACTGCTCTGCCATGCTGTAATACTGCCGCTTAATCTCGGAAAGCATAGGGTTTGAGTTCTCGAAGGTAGCAGCGGAAGTGCGCTTTAGCGTCGCCTCGTTGACTTCGATATCCTCGAAACCATCGCGTTTTAGTTTTTCATACCAAAACCGCTGGAGTTGCTTGAAGTCAGACTTTTTGCTCATTGGTTGATTCTGGGGTTGTGGCTGTCGCTGCTGCTTGTTTTTGGGCTTCTTGTTGCTTCGCCCGGATTTCTTGGAACACAGAGGATGCGACTTGATTAGCGGCCGCTTTATGCATGAGCTTCACAAACTCATTAAGTGGGACGCGGGAGGCATTAGGCTTAAGCTCCAGAATCTTGGATGCAAGTACATAGCGCATTGAGTCTTCGTCCGCAATAGAGCCAGAAAGGGAGATGATCTTGGTCGCCCAATCGTTAAACTCCGACTTGCCGAGCGGAAGTCGGGTAGGGAAGTAGGAAAGCATCTTTGCCTTAAGGAATGTCAATTTTTGTTTCATTCTGATACCTCTGAATACTACAATAGCACAATTTGGACAGGTGTCAAGCGGTTTTAAACGTCGGCTAAGGTTTTTCCGACCTTGGGGACCGCCTCAAGGTCAATAGACTCAAGTTTGACGGTGTTCTCCATGGCGTCCTGGAGCAATAGTGAGACGGCCTCAGCATCGGCTTCTGGGCACTCTACCACCAAAGAATCATGGACCTGCACAACGACCTTGGCGTCAATGCCTAACTCTTTGATATTATTGCAAAATTGTATTACCGCCCTGTTGATAATAGATGCACCTGTGGACTGGATGCGGTGGTTGACGGCTAGGTTCAGCATCTTGCGGGCTTCATAGGGCAGTTCATGGTGCTCTGTAGTGCCGTACATCTTCTGTATGCGCATTGCGTCGGGCATTCTGCGCTTACGTCCGAATAAGTTGGTGACAAAGCCATCCTTTTTGGCCATGTTGTGGCTGTCGGTCATCATCTTGGCGACGCCTGGGAAGCGCTCGAAATAGGCGTTAATGTCTTCCTGCGTGTCGGCCTCGGACTTACCGGTGGTTTTCATAAGCTGCCAAGCCGAGGCACCATAGGTGGAGGCTAGGGCGATAACCTTGGACAAGTCCCTGAGTTTCTTGTACTTAACCCCAAAGGCGTCAGGGCTGCCCTCTTTCTGCGGGGTGCAGTCGGTCTTTCCATAGACCTCCATGCCGATTACCGAGTAGAAGTCGTCTTCGCCTTTGAAAGCTGCTTTGAGCCTTTCGTCCTGCGAGAAGTACGCAAAGACACGAGGCTCGAGCTGAGAGTAGTCAGCCCCGACGAAGACTTTACCTGGGCGGGAGACGATGCACGCTTTGACCCTTTTGTCGTCCCTCGGGAGGTTTTGGAAATTGGGATTGCGACTACTGTACCGTCCACTTGTGGTTCCGGTTTGTAGAAACTGCGGTTGGATAGCTCCATAATTAAGTCGTTCTTCGATACCTTCAACGTAGGTGTGGAGGATTTTTTGCTTTTTTTGGTATTCGAGGAACTTTTCGATCCATTTGTACTTGGGCGCGTGCTTTTTGAGCGCTTCTTTGTCAACCGCGATGTACGCCCACGGCTCTTTGTACTTTTTGCCACCTTTACCGTTGGCAGGTTGGACGTAATATTGTCCAGCATTCTGCTCGACCGCTCTAATAAATTCGGACTTAGCTCCACGCGTGTAGGGAATTCTAAGACCGAGCGCTTTGGCAACCGACTTACCTTCCTTTGTAAGTCCATTAAACTCCAGCCCGTAAACAGAAAATACAAGCCAAGAAAGTTGCACATTCGAGCCGATATTGAAAGTGTTCTTTTTGTTAGTGCCAGGATATTTGTCAGATATGCGCGCTTTGATTTCAGCATATATAAACGAATGAGCCTCCGCGCACTCAGCTTCAAGCGTCTTTTTGAGGGTTGTGAGGGCGGTTGTGTCGACTCTGAGTCCAACGGTATTGAGGTCATAGGTAGCTCCCTTGAGCAATGGCATTGATTCGTCTTCGTAAAAGAACTGGTCTAGGCCCTGGTCGTATAACTCCGGTACTAGGGCTAGGAACATCTTATAGGTCAATAGGGCATCCTGAGCACCGTACTTGGCGATTAGCTGCCAATCAGCCTTATAAAGCTCATAATTGGCCTTGGAGGCGCTTCCACCGTTGGCGACGATACTTTCCTTCATCGCCTTGGCTTCGTCGGCCGCAGAATCACCAAAGAGGTTGGTGGCCAGTTCTTTAAGGCCAATACGACGATTTTCGTCGAGCAAGTGAGCTAGCACCATGGTGTCGGTGTGTAAGCTGTTGATAAGACTTACTTTGAAGAAGTTTTCGACCATGGTGCAGTCAAATATCGCGTTGTGCATGATTAGGCGCTTAGCGGCGAGGACTTGGATTAGGGCCGTAGCGGAGACTTTATTGTCCCAATACTTGAGTTGTGATGCATCTTTGTCCCAATACGACAGGACGACGTAAAAAGCCTCGGTTTCGTCGAAACACAGGGAAAATCCAATGATTTCAGCGCCCTTATGGACACCCGTCGTCTCTGTGTCGAATGCCACTAGGTCAGCGGTTTCAAGACGCTGACGGAGGGCATCAATGTCTGACGGCTTGTGTATTACTGTCAGTTTTGGCACTAGGCTCCTCCACCCTGCGCGACTCGTAACGAACGATATCTGTCTTTTTGTCTAGTTTCCGCAAGTTAGTTGCGGTTTTAACCCAGTACTCCGAGGCTTTCTCTTCGTCTTGAGTTAATTCTCGCACCCGCTCGGTCTCTGGATCAAAGAAAAACTGGTAACACGTATCTTCTTTGATGCGGTCTTTGTTCTGTAGTTTATGCCGTATCTTGGCGAACTTCACCGCCATTACCGTGGGTGCGCCTTGAGTGTAGGTGCGTTTGAGAGGCTGCCAAAGACAAATACAGTAGTCGACGAAAGACTCAAAAAACACCGTGCCGTATGCGGCAGATTTGTCTAACTCCAGGTCTCCAATGCCCGCTTTCTCCCTGGGAGCTTGAGAGAGCATGATGAGCATAGTGTTGGTGGCCTGCGCTACTGCCTTCATCTTACGGCAGATAGAGATAAGCCCGTCCGCCTCTCCATTCTTGGTGGACTTCTCAAGAACGCCAATGTGGTCGATGACGATGGCACCAGCTTTAAGCCCTGTCTCTTTCTGCCACGTCGTTATGTGCTCTTGGACCATGTCGATAGACATGTGACGATATTCGCCTGATTCCGCATAGTTAGAGACTATGTGTATTTTGTCATAGAGCGAATCATTAATGCCGCAGATGGTGCGGATACGGGACGCAATCTCGCCAATAGGCTGTTCAAGGGAGAAGAAGAAATGGTGGTATTCTGGGTTGTTCTCTGCAAACCATAGGAAGGCGTTAAGCGTCAGAGTGGTCTTGCCCACTCCGCTGCCGCCTATAATACCGATAACTTGGCCTAAGCGAAAGCCATGCACGGTGTCGTCAATGAGCTTGTTACAGGGGAAGCGGGTACCTTTGACGGTCTCTTCGCCCTTGGACAGAATGTCCCTCACCGTGGGGGAGGTCTGGGCTTTTACTTCTGGCGTAGCGGATTCGAAGGTCCAGATTTTGTCTATGATGTTCTCAGCATAGGACGCACGGTGTACAGGAAGCCGACCTAGGGCCTTGGCGCTGTTTACCAGCACGGAGGCGGCTTCATCCCTTGTAAAGCCATGAGCAAGCATAATGTGACCAAGACGGTAATCATTTTTACTCCTGTCTGAGGCCCCTCCGGCCCAGATATCTTTGACTTCGTGGTTGGACACTAAAAGGGCTCCAAACTTAGGCGGTAGAGTGTCGTCAATATTGAGGTTTTTTCGATCGACGTTATAGGTTTTATCGTAATGCTGCTGGCAATAGGCTTCGTCGTTATGGGCAATGGGCGGAAGAGCCTTATCTAGCTGCTCGCAGGTATAGACCGTGTCAGAAGTGTGAAGGGTTTCGCAAAGGACGAAGTTGTGCTCCTGCTTGGTGTTAAGCGTCTCAGGGAGTCGCATAAGCTGGAATATCTGGCCGACTGCCTCGTCGGTGTTTAAAGCGCGTATAAGGCGTCTGGAGAGGCGCAGGTAGGCCATAGCGTCTAGGTCCGACACCTTCCAATAGGCATGGACGCCGTGGCCGCTGTCAACGATTAGGGAGGGCTCTGGGACGTTGGTCAGGGCTTCGATAAAAGCGTCTTTGGAGGCGTACTTGCCGTCTTTTAGGTCACAATCGACGAACACCCATTGGAAATTGTCGACAAGGCTGCCGTCTACAGTGGTACCGGGGACGTACTCTTTAGGGCCGTTGGGGAGGTAGTAGGCGTTCATGCCTTCGGCATTCATTGCCAGGATTTCGTCGGTAGAAAATAGGCCCTCAATAACCCGTCGTCGCGTCGGCTCTTTGTCCATAAGCCATTGGGGGGAAAGCATGCGAACTAGGGTCACTGAGGGCCTCCGGGGAACAACTTAGGCTTTTTTATTCTTGGACAACAAAGCTTGGACTTTAGCCTTCCTTTCAAGGGCGGCAAGAGCAGCAGCTTGGGCGATATCGTCGTCGTTATTGTCGATATCGTCTTCGGTAGACGCTTGGGCCGCGAAGCCGATATCGGCCGAGTCGCCATCGTCATCAGCCAAAGGCGCTTCGGGCGTACCTTGGACTTCGATGGTGTTTTCGTCGTCGATTTCGACTTTGTATTTGTACATCTCACCGTTGGGCGTGGGCTTCATGCCGACGTGCGAGGCGCGCACCATAGTGCCTACAGCCACAGAACGCATTTTGATGTCGAGGTCCGTCTTGCCCCAGACAGCCACGTTTCCTTTAGCCGTTTGGAACGTATAGAGGTACGACACCCCAGACTTCTTCTTCTTGTCTTCGACTTGGCGCGAGCCAAGATAGTATCCCTCGATACTATCGGGGTTTTTCTTGCCCGTCTTGCGGTTGGTACCACCAAGGCTGATCGTAGTGTCAGCGCTGAGGTCAGTTACAGTTTTAAACGCCATTTCGGCTCCTTCGGTTCTGTCGTTAGCGGTATGCTAATGACTGTTATCGTTTGTATACTGTATTCTCGTCTAGAAAGACGCGAGTTTCAAGCCATTTTTCAACTGGGATATCGTCAAAATATGCCATTGGCTTAGTCATGACTAAATCGACATGATTCTCAAGGTGTAAGGCGTTAATGACGTTTTTAGCCCAGGCATACCCACCTCGGGACCACGCGATAACAAACGCTCCGCGAAACTTCTCTTCCCGCACCAGCTTCACCATGGCTTGGTTAATACCCATTGCTACTGTGTGGCCGGTAGAGGGATCCACTACGCCAACCCTAGGAATGCCAGGGCCGGGGTTGTGGATGATAAGGGTACCATCAATGTCTGTTGGAATAATACGCTCGTTCTTAATCGTTTTCACTTCTTTGGTCCCTTCCAACGGTTATCGGCACCAAGGTTGTGGGCTGCATGCATAAAAAGCATTAGAATACAGGCACTTGCGTGTCCCAAATGGTGGATGCCAGTCTCAGGGTCGATATCCTCGTTGCGCCAGAAGGCATCTAGATGGCGGTCTGCCGCTGCGCGCATGCGACTCCAGTCCATACCAGTGAGGTAGTTGTAGCGGCTATACTTCTTAGTACCATAGGTCATAGCCTTGGCTACTTCGGCCTTCCATTCAGGCGGCAATAGGCTAAGGTCGGGTTTGTCGTGGTCAGCCTTGTAACCCCCGGTACACAAGCAGCCGGGGTTTGGCACAACGTGACATTTTGGACATGGAATGTCGCTTTTGGCGCTCATTTATGCTCCCTCCACTGTTTTAAGACTTTATCGCTGTAGGTGGTACTTGTCAATCCTTTTGCGTTGCCTCGATTGTAGGAGATAACGGCCTTGGTAACATCGCCATGATACCGGGTGAGTTGGTACCTAAGGTAGAGGCCCGCGTAGTGGATATTCGTACGAGGCTCCATAAGCTGTTTCTCTGTACCCTTGAAGCCGAGCCATTGGGCAGTAGCGAGCTTAACTTGGCAGGTACCCAAACTGTCGGTGCCGCCATCGTCGTGGTGGATGGTGTCAGCGTGGTGTCTGCTTTCTACGTAGCAGAGGGAGCTAAGGAGCATGGGCGGCAGCTTTTGCTGATGGCTTGTAGTGAGAAAGGCTATAACCAGTATTATATTACTCATGTCCCCAAGGTAATTTGGCCTTGGGAACTAGTCAATAGTCGGTCTCAAATCTTGCCAGTCCAGCGGCCACCTTTGGCCAAAAGCATGGGTAGGATTTGTGGAATACCGTTTAAAATCAATAAAACGCTCACTATAGGGCGCTTGGCATTGACCTTGTTGTACCCTAGTGCCAGGGACTTGTCGTCGGCTAGACAACCTGTGTGGGCGTCGAACATAAGGCGCTCGGGCGTACTAATATAAGTCACTTGGGCTTTTTCGTGGAAGTGACCTTGGACGCAGCTCATTCCGTACTGTGAGGCCAGCTTGCCAGCGCTCCCTGTTTTACCGTGGCAAAAGTATACCGGGCCAAGGGGTGTTTTAATGATAATGTCGAAAACCCATTTCCAGCCCTTGGGGGCATCTAAGATTTCGTTATACGACTTGATGGCTTTGCGGGGTATCTTGGCGGGGATGGCTTTGCGAAGCACCATCGAGCCGTGATTCGACTCCACCACGGTGACTTTAGGAAACATCTTGTAAATCGGCTGTATGCCTTTGATAGCCTTTTGTAACTCGACACCGGCTGCGTCCAGGTCAGGATCGCTGTCGTGAAAGGAGCTGTCGTGAAAGTCGGCCTCATCGCCAATGCAAACGACATCGGTGGGTCGATATTTGGTTTTAATAGCTTTTAAAAAGGCAACTGTGTCTGGATGGGCGTAGGGATGGTGCATGTCGGATATTACAAGAATCGACTGTCTTTTCATTTTCTCCCCTTTTTGTATTCCCTGCGCGCTTTATTCTCTTCCTTAGATTTACGTTTATGGCACTCTTTGTCAACTACTTGCAAAAACTCTACTCCGCACCATAGGCGGTTTATCACTTCTTCCCAAGACATTGCTCCCAATTCTTTGTCCATAGGGATGACTGGAGAGACGTGATCCACCTCCATTTTGTATGCGGGCTGTATCTCCCCGCACTCAGCACACCACGCCCACTTAGTGACTCTGGGGTGGTTTGGGTCGCTGTGCTCGATTAGTTGCCGAGACAACGCCTCCCTACGAACGTCACTGCGACTAAAGACGCGACGTAAGGCTCCTTTCACAAGATTGCGTTCTTTTGGGCTCTCAGGCTTCTTCAAGCGTGCTCCTGCCGTTAATCATCGATACTTTTACTTGGCTTGCAAACAAACTTTTTAGTTCCTGGGAGTGCTCCACTACGTAAATGGTAGAATAGTCCTTACTCACAGCAGAAAGCAAGCCAAATGCTTTTACCTTAAACTCTTCGCTCAAGCCGTCGAACGCCTCGTCAATCCATAGAGGACTGTTGCCAACACCGTTGTTCTCCCGGACAGCCTTTACAACGGCCATACCAAAGCAGAACTTGAGTAACTGGCGTTGTCCTTTGCTCAATTGGACAAAGGAACAGATATTGCCGTCTTTAGCGATATCGACGTTTATTTTGTCCGTGCTCTCTGCGGTGAAGGTGACCTTAATCTCTGCGTCGAAGTGGTTGGACAGGAGTCGATTGGTCTCATTGGCGAGTTGGGCGACGGTGTTGGCAATGAGGGAGGCACGGAA